TGTTCGTTTTCTAGCAGATACCTGCTCACGTTCAGACGTTTGTAAATCGCCACTTAGTTTCTTTACTTGATTTTCAAGCTGTGTAATATACTGTTGCATTTGTGCCATACTTCCTTTTCTTTGAAGAACACCTTCTTTGTCAAAGATTTCGCTTTTCTTCAAAACCTCAACATCATCTACCAGACCTAACTTATAGGCATCAAGGTACATATTATATTCTGCTACCTTATTGCTTGGCAAAGTTGAACCTGATATAATTCGAATGTCATGTTGACCTAATTGAATATCATTTTCAATAGTCATCATTTCTTTTCGCTTATCATCATACAGTCTCATATTAACTGAAAATTCAGTAATATCGTTATTTGGTTGTACAATTCTAAATGTTTTTGCAAATCTATAGTGGTCTTTACATAAATTATAAACTACTTGACCAACTTTTGATAAACTTGCTTCAATATCTCTTAATTTTGATTTACCTCTAGACTCACCCATTTCTGATAAAAGCATTGTACCTCTAACAGTCTCTGGACTTCCGTCTTTAAATCCTTGTAATAATTCAGGTATACCAAAATTTAAATCTATATATTTTTCTACCCTATCAATTAAATAATAAAACTCGCTAGTTAAAGGAGCTGGTTGAGGGTAATGTGGCTCTCCAAATTCTGGATTATATTCAATAACCGCATTTGGATTAGCCCAATCTTTTTCTAACTGACCAACATTATCAACACTTCCTTCTGGAATTAAAAGTTTTAATCCAGCTGCAGATTGAGCGTGTGACAAGGTTAGAGAAAATAACTTATTTAAAAGTCTTTGAGAGTCTTTAACCTTGTTCACATCTGATTTTGGATAGGGAGTATTAGTCCAAATGTTTGTAAATGGAACAATTGGATATATATCAGTGTTAAGAATACGCTCATAAAGTAAAGTATCTCCAATGCTACTGCATTGAGCAATTCTTGTTTGTTGTATTTCTTCTACTTGTATAGCACCGCTTTCTAAAGCTTTTACATTTTCTTCTTCTTGAAGTATTTCTGCATATACTTCTGGGTCAATAATTTTTTCTTGACCAGACACGGTATTAAATAGTCTATAATAAGGAACTTTTACTTTGTAAAACCTATCAAGTATTTGATATTTTTGATTTACATTATAATCAAGGTCTTTTGCTTCAGCTGGGGTTAAAACATTATTACTGTTTTTTAAAGTAGATGTTGGGTAATCTTCTCCATATAAGGAATTAACTCCAACTTCTATATTGTCAATCATTTCATCTAACTCAGGATAAAGGTCTAAAACTTGCTGTTTGGTTAAAAAAGTAGACAATATAATTCCAGATGCGTCATTAAAAAATCTATCTCTTGACGCTGGGTCTACATATACTCTAAAAGGGTCTACGTGCGTATATTTAACTTCACCTCTACCATAATCTGATTCAGGGTCGACATATACATACATATATCCTAGTCCAGTAACAGCATAATCATGTACTACTTGCTTAAAAGTAGAATCTCCGTTTGAAATATCCCAAACGTATTCAAGTATTGTTTTCCATACATTAGAAAGTTTGCTATCAGAATCTTCTCTAGCGATAGCAGAAAATCTAGCAGGTCTAGCTGTAAGTAATGATTTTAGCTTATCTACAGCAGCATATACTCTGTCTATAACAAAGTCAGCTTGTCCTACAGATTGTAAGGCATCTGATTCATCTTTAGTATAATGATTACCTAAAGTAAAGTCTACTGCATTTCTTGCTTCGGCATCCCATTGTTGCCTTGCATCTCTCCACCGCCTAAATAATTCTTTTGTGATTTGAGCTTTAGATTTGTTTTCGTCGTAATTAGCCATATACTCCCAATTAGTTTTTAGTCTAAAAATAAAGATTTTTGTCTACTAAAGTCAAGAGAAATCTTATATTTTTTGTCCAGTAACCCAGTTAACGACTCTTTTAGTGCGACTTTCTTCTATTTTATTTATTCTATCTTCTAATTTATCAGAATCTATAGCCCCGCTTTTAGGAGGCTTAGCTGTTGTAACTGCATACCAAAGACCGTCAAGAAGGTCATCGTTTCTACCTTTTGGAAATTCGAACATCTCATCTACGAGGTTTGCATGTTCTTTCTTTATAAACAACTTTCTTCTATTCACTATAGGACATAAAAGAGCTTCTAATCTATCTTCTTTCTTAATTCCATGAGGAGGTCTTACCCCTTGAGACAATCCAGGAGCTAATTTTCTATCTTTACCAGCTAGTTGATTTACATAATCTTTCACCAATCCTTGAGCTCCAACTTTTTCAACGTTAACTCTTCTTACTGGGTGGTATCTTTTTGCCATATCAACAATTGTTTTAGGCATATTGTATAAAGGAGAATGTTCTCTGTAGTAGTCAACAACATATACATTTCTATCTCTATCCATAGCAATAGTCATTATAACCTGATAATCGCTTCTGGCATTTGACTCATAAGCCAAGTCAACTCCCATGTATACATTAACAGGAATAGCAGACTCATCAACCATCATATAGTTGAATCCATTTTTACTAACTAGCTCTCCTTGATAATAGTTTAGTCTATCTATATGAAATTTAGCACTTTCTAAGTCTCTTGCTTCATTTAGGTATTCTTGAGCAAACTTATGTACTAATCCCATTTCTGTAAACCTTCTTCTTATGTCCATAAGTTTTTCTTTTGTAAAATAGCTAGGCCATAAAGGAACATCGTCTACTATAGCTTTCTTATACAATACTTGCCAAGCAGACTTTCTTCCTTGTTTTTCAGCATCTAGCCATCCATCATATACGCCTTGAAGAAAAGAGTCGTAGTGGACTATTGTACCAATAAGCCATATTGACCCTTCGTTTTCTTTGGAGTTTTCTAGTGCGGGTTCTACTGTAGACATTACCCATTCTTTTATTTCTCTCCTTCTATCTGGTGTTTTAGTGTTTAATTCTGACTCAAAGTCGTCAAGAATTATGTTTGTATAACGCAGTCCTAACTGTGAACGACCACGTAATCTTTGACTTGTACCTTTTGCTATGATTCTATCTCCTCTAGCAGTGGTAAATTCTTTCTCTGTCCACTTACTTCCTTTCAAGTCTCCAAAGTAATATTGTAATGCAGGATTTACATCAATGTGATTTTGTATATATTTAATATGGTCAATAGCCTGAGATTGTTCTTCTGATACCCACGCTATAAATTGTTTCTTTTCTGGAGGAGCAAAGTATAATTGATGCAATAAAGCAGTCTTAGCTAAAGTAGACTTTGCATGTCCTCTAGGAAGTATAATACAAACACGCTTTTCATCTCCTAGTAATATATCGCTCAACTCATATTGATAAGGAGAAGGAGTTGATTTCATAAAGTCTTCTGGTAAAAACATCTGACCAAAAGTAACTATGTCTTTCTTTGCAAGCTCTAACGCTCTCTCCTTCTGAGATAGGTCAGGAGGTATGATATTAAAATTATCTGGCTTCTTGGTATTCTTTTTCATAAACTCTATCCATCATTACTAATGTTTTAGGTGAAAGCCAATCTCCGTCTGGTACTTCTGTAAACATACTAGAGTTTTGCCAAAGCAGTGGTCCAGCTACATAGACCCAACACTTTTCTTTTTCATCCGTATCATCCATTATAACATCTACTGTAGTCCTTATATAAAGACCTTCTTTTACAGACTCGTACATGTCATACATATTTAGTTCTTCTTTATTTACATCCAGAACCTCTACTACAGCTCCTTTTCCTTTTTTATTTTTAATTAAAGCTGGAAAATTCTTGTGACCAGGAAATACTAAACTGAAATCTTCTATTCTTCCAGTTTCTTCAAATCCTCTTCTAAGAGTTCCATATACAGCTAATCTCATGATTCACCTACCTCTCTTGGTATACCTACATCGGTAATTCCAAATGATTTATTATATACTGTTAAACAGTTAAAACATTTTATATGCGTAGTGTCTTTCTTTTTAGCACTCCATAAGAATACTGCTGTTTTCTTTAAATGATAGTGACAAATTAAGCAGCGACTACTTTTCGCTATCTTTCTTAACTTCTGCCAGTTTTTTGTGTTCGGACCCTTGAATTGCATTTAATTGCTCCTTTGTAAAACCTTGAAATAATGTTAAGGACTCTGTAGTCTTTTCTGTATCCATCATTCCAGATATTTTCATTAATGTTGTTATCGCTGTAATCTTATCTCTATCTGAAGAGCCACCTTTGTCTATAATGTCTCTCATTTCTTCCAAGAGATAGTTTGGAGTAATTTCCGCTTCATTCAAGTATTTATCTATTTCTTCTCTAATCAAGTTTTTCACCCTGTCTGTTTTTAACAATAATTTTGCTTGTGATTTAGCGTAGTTTTCATTTTTACTAGGAAATGCTTTCATATATGCTTCGACCACATCATCTCCTTTTGCAACGTACTTGCCAAACAAAAACTCTTTATCAGTAGCGTTTTTTCTATTTTTCTTTCTAACAGAAGGAGATTCACCTGCAGTAGAAAAAGTGTGCATGTTTGTTTTCATGTCACCTGTTATTACTACTTTAGGACTACATATGTAAGAACCCATTATTGTTCTTATAAAGGTAGTTTCCTTCTTTCTGTCGTGTTTTTTTAATACGCCTAGGTGTAACACTTGACATACCTGACCATCGTCAGTCAATATCCAATCTCCCTTATTTGAATGTCTCCAATTAGTTGATAGAGATATATCTGAATGATATTCCCTAAACTCTTCTTGACTTTCAAAAAGCAGGTGTGTCACACCTTTTACTTTGCGTTCTTTCATAATCTAACTATTTTTCTTCTTTATCGTCAACTTCTTTTTCAAGTTCGTCGATAACAAACCGAATATAGTTATTTGCTAGGAATCTTACTTCGTTAGCTTGTCGGTCTATTTGCATTAATTGACCAGCAAGTTCATTGGCTCTAGCATATTGAGCTTTAGCTTCATCTGATAAGTCAGACATAACAAACTCAATTTCTTTGCCATCATTCATGATTACTAGCTTTTCTTCTTTTTTATCTACCATAGTCTCTCCTTATAATGGTCTCACCATAGGTGGTGCGTGTTCTTCTAGTTTTCTATGTAAGTCTTCTAATATTTCAACGTCTGCAATATTGTGTTCGTATACATATTTTAAAGACTTTTTATCGCCCCAACGAGCTTTTTGCCAATATTCTGGTTTAATTCTAGTTTTACCGTCAATACCGAAAAACTCTGTTGCTGCCATTAAAGATGAACGATGTAGCTTTAATTTAGACCTTACCACATAATATAAGTCTTTATGTGACTTTTGTCTATACATTGGAAAATCTATTCCATGATATAAAGCTCTTGTTCTAATAAAAGGAATATCAAACCTAGTTCCGTAATAAGTAAATATGACATCATACTTATTCATTTCATCAACTAAAGACTGTGTTATTCTTTTATCTTGCTTGTTAGACATAATCTCTTCTCTTTCGATAACATCTCCAGCAACCTTCTTAACTCCTCTGCCTTTGATACACCAAGAAAGCATTAAGTCAATATTAGCGCTAAAACCAGTAGATTCTATGTCTAGGTATCCTATACTTAGCTCATGTCCAGTTTTATATCTCTTAGGCTTTCTAAACCCTAGAGATTCTATTTTTCTAGTTACTGCTTTATACGTTCTATCGTATCCAGCTATCCTAATTTCCTGGTACAGTTGAAAAGCAGATTTATTTGTCTTTTCGTACTGATGTAATATTACTACTTCTTCATCTGTCCATAATTTAGCTTTCGCCATTATTTGCCCCATTTCTGGTTTTTGACTATCAATGCCATAACTGAATATATAGCTATATCTAAAAATGCGTCTTCTACGGGCTCATTCTTAGCCTCGAAGTCGTGATTAGTAGAAAGATTGACTAGTCTGTTTATCTTGTCATTTAGCCTTACAATTATACCAAATAAGGCTGTATTGACTTCTTTTTCGTTTTTCAACGTGGTACCCATAGCAATATTGCCAGGACCATAATCAAACTGCTTCTTACAAAATGTTAAATACATTTCATTTAAAAGGGTTTGAAATTCTTTTTCTGTAGAAGGGTAGTTGTTTTTTATATACGATACTACGTCTTCTGCTGTGCTAGTTTTCTGATTCATTTGGAAAGTCCTCTTTATCGGGTTTATCTTCTAGTTTTCTTAAAACATTCAACTCTTTTTCATATCTATCCCAATCAAGGTTTTGACGTATTTGTTCTAATACATCTAGCTCTTGCTGTAATTTTTGAACTAATTCAGTATTACCTTGTTTTTTTGCTTCTAAGATTGCTTTTCTGATATTTTCCATAGATATTCTCCTACTCCTAGTTGAAATAATCCATTACTTACAGCTTCAATAGCTCTCTCATCGTGCTCTAAGCCAGTATTATAGTAAATTGCATGTAATACCTCATGTATAAAGGTTTCAAGCTTTCTAGACTCTTCTATATCTTTATTAATAAGTATAATATTATCTTTTACAAGATGTCTTCCATACAGTTCTTTATCATTATCTTCGTGTTCTAGTGGTAATTCTATTATTTTGTAGTTATGACCACCAATATTTAATTTCATTGCTTTTTCTTTTGCCATTGTTCTCCCTAAACGTTGTTGTGTATGCAACTTACATAAAAAATACTACACAAGTCAAATAAAAAAGGTAAAAATGTTAAAAAAACCGCACGACGTCCCAATGTTCTAGTTTCTAATGCTCTTGAAATCGCTAGAAATACAAAAATTAACAAAATGTAAAAAAGATATTGACCCAAGTAAAGCAAACAGAGTAACTTTGACAGTTCGAAGGACGAAAAAAAACACTAATGTTCGATGTTCTTAAATAACTAAGAATATTAAATCTATATCTTAAATAATGCTCGGTGTTCTAGAGAGGGTCTAATCGAAAAATTTTTTATCAAAATTATTCTAGTCGTCGAATTTTGCCACCTCACCAGTTTTACCCCAAAATTTCAAAAACCGTTTAGTTTTCCACAATATTATCCACATATCCACAGACGCCATCTCAAAAAATTGGCTTAGTTTGTGTGTTTCTTTTCTTCGCGATGAGGGGTCGGGTCTTTTTCCTATTAGAAATTGCAATATTTGGTTGAAAATTCGCTTTTTGGATATAGTGTTAGTTTTTGCAAAAAATATCTATTATTTCATAATGTCAACCCTCTGAGCAAACTTTTTTTTGCTACTAAGTCTAACAATATCAACACTTACAGACACGCTAAAAAAAACTTATAAAAAACTATTGACTATTTGATATAACCGCCGTAGGTTGTTTATGTATTATTTGACAATTCGGAACTATCAGACACTCGCGGTGGGAGCCTCGTCCCGCATAACGCGTCACAATTTGCTGAGTTCAAAGCTTAATTTTTCTACTATGTTTGCAAAGTTTGGCGGTTCTCTACAACAGAGATTCAATACAACGCCAATTAATGAAAGGGACAACATAATGTCTACTAAAAAAACGGATGTAGTTAAACAAAAACAGGGTGTAGTAACTCGCGATGTCTATGACAGAGCAATGAGCACTTACCAAACCATGGCCAAAGATGGCGTAATATCTCAGGATATCGCGCAATCATTGATTGACAAGTATGCCTCAGACCACAGAGTCAAGGGTACTAGAGCGCAATCAAACTTGGCGGTCATCTCAGACCTTAAGAACACGCAACGAGATATGCAAACAATCTCAGAGCTTGTAACTAAAGTGAACAAGCAACTTGCGAAAGACAGGGTCAGAATGAACAAGCGTAACTCTGAGAAGCAAGGGTTACCTCAACTAGGACTTAAAGTTGAGATAATGGTATAACACAACCGAACACAGAGAACGGGGCGAGCAATCGCCCCTTCTCGGAAGGAAAGAACAATGAGTAAGCAATTAAAAACAGTTGCCGATTATCTCAGAGTAAAAGAGCGAAAGCTTCAACGAGAAAATCTAAAGCAACGGCAGTTGAGAATAGCAGACCTTAAGCATCAATTAAGATTGATGAATAAAGAGAAGCTTAGAGAATGGAAGCGAAAGCATCCAAATCAACGAAAGTTCATCCAAGAAATGGAAGATTGGTCTAATAAGGTCAACGGAAATGGTTGGTGGGCTTTAGGAAATAACGAGTAAACGAGTAGATGGCGCCCTC